CAGCGTCAGCCAGTGCTGACATAGAACTGGCGGATGTCACAGTGGTGGCGTCAGCGGTGCCAACTGGTATATCAATCTTTGGTGGATCGCTGGATCTATTGGTTGGAGCGGGCGTGATCAGGGACAACCCAAGATACACATTGTTAATACCAGAGGAAACAAGAGTAAATACAATCACACAAGAAACAAGAGAGGTCATAATACCTCAGGAAACCAGAGAATTGGAGTTTGAAGTATAGCATATGGCGAACACAACAGGATTTTTTAAAAACCAACAAGGCATCAGCATAGAGAAGGACCCAACAGCCAATGTGGCCTACACACTGGATTGGAGCCAATATCTACCAACCAACACAATAATATCATCAACTACCATCACAATTGAAACAATCACAGGGGATTCTTCACCACTACAACATCCAACAAACGCCGCGACAGATGTCACAATAATATCTGATACCAAGGTGAGGATTAGGGTGGAAGGTGGCTCAGATGGCAATGTCTATGACATAGCCTGTCAGATCACAACAGATGGAGGTGATGTTGACACCAGACACTTCAAGGTAGTGGTGAAAGAAAGAAACTTGATATAATGGAAACAGAGAACAGACAAGAAGAATTTAAACCATCATTCAAGAGGAAGGCCATAGACAAGGATATGGTGTACAGGATGGCCTGCCTTATGTGTTCCTATGATGAGATAGGTGGTGTGTTTGGCGTCACAGGCACAGCCATACAGAAGAAATACAAGAAGATAGTGGAACTGGGCAGGGCCGCTGGCAAGAAGTCACTGAGGAAGGCACAGTGGGAGAAGGCCTTGGCTGGAGACACAAGATTACTAATGTTCCTTGGAAAGAATTACCTTGGTCAGTCAGACAATGGTGAGCAGACAGAGGACAACAAACCTTTACCTTGGGATGAAGAAGCATAATGGGATTTAATTTAGACAACACACATTCAGGTTCAAGGGTAGCACCTGTGAACCTACACATAGCCAGGGGTGATTGGAATGACCTCTCATCTATCAACAAGTTTGGATTCAATGAATCAGTGGGCACTGCCTATGAGACCATATGGGAAGGTTCCGCCAATTATTCATATCCTGCCACAGCGGGCACTGTACAACTCACAGCGGATGACACAGATGACAATGGTGGCACAGTCCTTGTTCAAGGATTAGACGCCAATTGGGACATCACACAAGAAACACTCACCATAGGTGGAGCCAGGGGCACACAACAATTCAGAAGGGTATACAGGATGGAACAGTTGACCGCCAACACAGGCACAGTCAATGTTGACACCATCAATGCCATACACACACAGGCAGATTCCACAGACACCACAGTGGCTTACCTGTCCGCGGGTGCTGGACAGACCCTGATGTGTGTGTACACAGTGCCAAGAAACTACAGAGCATATCTGTATAGAGTGACAGCAACGGTGGAAAAGAAAGACAGGGATTCAAGGCTGAGACTGTTGGCCAAACAGAACACAGACTCAGAAATATTCAATGTCAAGGGACAATGGACATCAGCAGGTGACAAGATTGACATCAATTACACAGTGCCTTTGGTGTTTGGTGAAAAGACAGACATAGAACTCAGAGGCAAGATGGGCTCAGTGGCCACAGCAATGGGTGGTGAATTTGACATCATCTTGGAGAAAAATTAATGAAATTATCAGTACCACAATCAGAAGTAGCAAAGTCAAAGGCAAGATTCCGCGTTTTGGCGTGTGGCAGGCGTTGGGGGAAAACAACACTGGCCATCAGGGAACTGGCATACCACGCCAAGGAACCTGAATCAGTGTGTTGGTATCTCACAGGATCATACAGGGCCGCCAAGGGCTTGGCCTGGGAACCACTCAAGACACAACTGGGCAGACTCAACTGGATCAAGAAAGTGAATGAAGCAGAATTGACAATAACATTGAAGAACAACTCAAAGATATGCCTGAGGGGATCAGAGAACCCAGATGCCCTGAGGGGTTTCTACATCAAAGGCATCCTTATTATGGATGAATTCCAAGACATAGATCCCAAGGCCTGGGAAGTTATGAGACCAACGCTGTCAGACCACAAGGCAAGGGTCCTTGTGTGTGGCACACCCAAGGGTAGATCAAACCAACTGTTTGACTTCTTCCAGAGGGGACAGGACACCACAGAGTCAGAATGGCAGAGTTGGCAGTACACCACAGCACAGGGTGGATGGGTTGATGATGATGAACTCAACCAAGCCAAGNGGGACCTTGACCCAAGGACCTACAGGGTTGAGTATGAAGCAGAATTTTCAAACTATGAGGGNGTNGTNTANTACGCNTTTGACAGGNNNANACACATCAAGGACATCACATTTGATGGACCACAACAAATCATCCACTGTTCATTGGACTTCAATGTCAATCCTATGTCAGCGGTGTGCTTTGTGTACAAGGACAACCATTTCTACATCATTGATGAGATTGAGATGTATGGATCAAACACAGATGAGATGTGTCAGGAGATCCTTACCAAGTTCCCCAATGCCAAGGTGTTCGCGTATCCAGATCCATCAGCCAAGGCGAGGAAAACATCCGCTGGTGGCAGGACAGATGTAAGTATATTACAAAACAATGGCTTCATAGTAAAGATGTACAACAAACATATGGCGATCAGGGACAGGATCAATTCAGTGAACACAGCATTGATGAATGGTGCTGGTGAGACCAGTGTTTCAATACATCCAAGATGTAAGAAATTGATAAAGAGTTTGGAGAGACAGATCTACAAACCAGGCACATCACAACCTGAGAAGGACACAGGGTATGATCACATACTTGACGCCCTTGGGTATGGCGTTTCATTCCTGAAACCAGTGAGGAGAGACTTTGAGCAACAACAACAACCAACAACTTGGGGGGTAAAGGTAGCATAATATGGCACAGCAAATATACACTACAAATCAAGATCCTGAAGACTTCGCGAGCCTTTATGATCTCATAGGTGTTCATCCAGAATACCACAATCACTATCAGAGGTGGCAGTTCCTCTACAATTCTTATATGGGAGGCCATCAGTTCAGGATGGGCAAGTACCTCACAAGGTATGTGTATGAATCAGAATCAGAGTATGTCCAGAGATTGGTCACAACACCATTGGACAACCACGCCAAGGCCATAACACACACAATGAATTCATTCCTGTTCAGGCAGAAGCCTGAGAGGGATTTCGCAAACATCAAGAACAACCCAGAGTTGGAACCATTCCTCAAGGACGCTGACCTTGATGGCAGGAGTTGGGACGCCTTTATGGCGGAGGTCAACATACATTCAACTATCGCTGGCCACTGTTGTGTGCTGTTGGACAGACCACAATCAAACGCTGGCACAAAGGCTGAGGAGTTGGCACAGGGCATCAGGACATATGCCACGCTGTTCACAGCACCAAACATCCTTGACTGGCAGTTTGAGAGATTACCATCAGGACATTACCAATTGAGTTATTTGAAATTGCTTGAGGTTGAGCAGAGAGCGTATGGGCAGGTATCTGACTACTTTGTCAGAACTTACACCAAAGAAGACATCACACTTGAGAAGTATTCACCAACCAAGCGTGATGGTGGACAGGAGGTCCTAAGCATCATACCAAATGAACTGGGCAAGATACCAGCGGTGTTTGTGTATGATCAGAGATCACCTGTGAAGGGCATTGGTGTCAGTTTCATTGGAGACATCTGTGACGCCCAGGCCTACATAGCCAACCAGACCACAGAGGTTGAGCAGTTGATCAGACTACAGAACCACCCTTCTTTGGTGAAGACATCAGACACAGAGGCTTCAGCGGGTGCTGGGGCAATCATCACAATGCCACCTGAACTGGATGGCAATCTGAAGCCTTATTTGCTTCAGCCAAACTCACAGTCAATTGATGGCATCCTCAAATCAATACAGACAACCATTGAGAGCATTGACAGGATGGCACATATGGGGGCACTGAGGGCCATTGAGACAAGACAGATGTCAGGTGCCGCGATGGTGGCGGAGTTCACACTCTTGAATTCCAAACTT